CCACACACGATGGATGGCAAGGCAATGAATATTGCTGCAAGCCCCGGCAAAGAGCCCAACCGCAGCAAGCGCGACACTGCCGATATCAGTGTTGGTCAGTACAGCAAGTCCGCTGGCAATGAGCCTGCCAAGACCAGCGGTATCAAAGTCCGTGGTACAGGCGCAGCCACTAAAGGCTTGATGGCACGAGGCCCGATGGCATGAACTATTCTGAGCTTTCGGCGGCGATACAGACTTACACGGAAAACAATTTTCCGACGATTACCCTTGCGGATTCGTCTACGGTCTCGTCTACGACTCAGATTAATCGCATCATCCAGCAAGCGGAGCAGCGCATCTACAACTCGGTGCAGTTCCCCTCGTTGCGCAAGAACGTGACGGGGACTATCACGTCAGGCAATAAATACCTGTCCTGTCCCAATGACTTCTTGTCGTCGTACTCCTTGGCTATCTTTTCTGGTTCCGGCCCATACACATTCCTGCTCAACAAGGATGTGAACTTCATGCGTGAGGCATACCCTACGCCAACTGACACAGGAACGCCCAAGTACTACGCTTTGTTTGGCCCGACAGTTTCCGGTTCAACCATCAGCAACGAACTGTCGTTCATCCTTGGCCCCACGCCTGATGCGACATACTCCGCTGAACTGCACTACTACTATTACCCTGAGTCCATCGTGACTGCCTCCACCACTTGGTTGGGCGATAACTTTGATACGGTCTTGCTTTATGGTTCGCTGGTTGAGGCGTATACATTCATGAAAGGTGAAGCCGACTTGGTTGCGTTGTATGACGGCAAGTACAAGGAAGCCCTTGCATTGGCTAAACGTCTGGGTGACGGTCTGGAGCGTCAGGACGCTTACCGCAGTGGTCAGTATAGACAGGCGGTTACATGAGCAGTATTGTCCAGACACAGACCACCAGCTTCAAGACGGAGTTGTATCAGGGTATCCACGACCTGTCTACGGACACTATCAAGATTGCTTTGTACACTGCCAACGCTAACTTGAACGCGGACACCACGGTCTATTCAACTTCCAATGAAGTAGTGGCCTCTGGCTACACGGCAGGTGGCAACACGTTGACTGGGGGGTCTATCAACTCTTCAGGCTACACGGCCTATGTGAACTGGGCAAACACGTCTTGGACGGCTGCGGTTACGGCCCGATGCGCTTTGATTTACAACGCCTCGCAGGGCAACAAATCCATTGCAGTGATTGACTTCGGGGCAGACAAAACCTCGACTACGACCTTTACAATCACTATGCCCTCCAACACTTCCACCACTGCACTTATCAGGAGTTCAAATTGATTGTCACTACGACCAAAGGCGAGATGGATGATTCCTTGCTAGAGCATCGTTCTGGCGAGGTGGACAATGACAATGAGTTCACTACGTGGACGGAATACTGGCTGGATGGTGAGTTGGTGCACCGGTCTGTACATGTGACCTTAAAAAAACCAGCCGTCTTTGGTGGCGGCGAAACAGCTTCTTTTGCTTAAAGGATAAATCATGGCAAATTCTCAATCGATGTGTACCTCGTTCATGGGCGAGTTGATGACAGCAACGCACAACTTTGGCACTGCGCCTATTCGTGCGGCTTCTACTGCGGATACCTTCAGGGGTGCTTTGTACTTGGCTTCCGCCACTGTCAACGCCTCAACCACTGTGTATTCAGCAACAGGTGAGGTGTCAGGCTCAGGATATTCTGCTGGGGGTGTAGTCGTAACAAACGCAACAGCCCCAATTGCCACCAATTCATCAGCAACTGCTGGTGTAGCCTACTGGACACCCTCCGCCAGTTTGACATACACCTCAGTGACTTTGACCACAGCGTTTGATGCCGTTTTGATTTACAACGCATCGCAAAGCAACAAAGCGGTGAGCGTTCACACGTTTGGTTCGCAGACCATTACGGCTGGCACTTTCACCCTGACAATGCCTGTGAACAATACCACCACAGCACTGTTGCGTTTGGCTACAACCTAAGCGGAGGCGGCGTAGGCCGTAAGCCATGTTTGGTATATCCGCATACGCGCAGTCACCATATGCCGCTCTTGGCGAGAATGTAGTCGTTGTCGCCCTGACGGGCGCGGCTGCGTCTGGAAGTGTTGGGTCTGTAACAGAGGCAAGCACGGTCGCCCTAACAGGTGTTTTAGCCGCTGGCAATGTAGGTACGGTTGTTGCCACAGGTTCACAGGCGATAACAGGAAACGAGGCGGCAGGAAGCGTTGGAACGGTTGTACAAAGTATTTCCGTTGCTCTGACTGGGGTTCTCTGTTCGCCGGATGTTGGCGGGGTAGATGAAACCAATCTGCCTGAGATACAAGAAGTCCACGCCAACGGTGAAGTTGGTACGCCTGTAGCGGAGCTGACGCTTGCTTTATCTGGGGTTGCAGCTTCGGGGGCGGTTGGTACAGTAACCAACGGTGGTGTAGAGGTTGCTCTGGCAGGCGTAGAGGCTTCCGGCTTTGCTGGAACGATGCTCTACAACGAGTCGGATGTAACAACCGGCGATATGGCGGTAGGCGAAGTTGGCGCAGTAGGGCCTGTAATTTCGGTTGCTTTGACGAGTGTCACAGCTTCCGGCGCGGTTGGTGCGGTAGAGTTTGCGCAGGTTGCGTTCTTAACTGGGGACGAGGCGGCGGGTCTTGTTGGTACGGTTGGCCCTGTAGTAACTGTGGCGTTGTCTGGGGTTCGAGCTACAGGCTCGGTTGGAAGTGTAATTGCCGTGTATTGGAAGTTGATAGATGACAGCCAAGACGCAAACTGGCAAAATATAGATGATTCCGAGACCGCAGGTTGGGCACTGATAGATAACACAGAGACATCCAACTGGTCTTTGGTTGAAACGGCTTAAGGATACACATGGCTTTTGTACTTGCAGACCGGGTAAAAGAAACTACCACCACGACGGGTACGGGGACAGTCACGCTTGCTGGAGCATCGGCTGGGTATCAGTCCTTTTCAGCCATTGGCAACGGTAATACAACGTATTACACAATTGCAGCCCAAACTGGCACAGAGTGGGAAGTTGGCATTGGAACCTACACCTCATCAGGAACCACGCTCTCTCGCACCACGGTGCTGTCCTCCAGCAACTCGGGCTCCTTGGTCAACTTCTCTGCCGGTACAAAGGATGTATTCGTCACTCAGCCATCCAGCCGCACGGTGTATGTAGGCGCAAGCGACCAGACCATCTATGGCGCGAACAACGCCCAAGGTAACGGCGGTGTAGTGGTGAACGCTACATCCATCAACAACAACTACACCATCCAGACCGGCTACAACGCTATGAGTGTGGGCCCTGTCACGGTAGCGTCTGGCGTTGCGGTTACAGTTTCCAGCGGTCAACGCTGGTTGGTCTTCTAAGGACAGAACATGGCATCAAGCATTTCCGCAGGAACCACATCTAGCACCGCGCTGGTTGCTACAGCCGACACCACTGGCGCGTTGGTATTACAGACCAACAACGGCACGACTGCGGTCACACTGGATACCTCGCAGAACGCCACCTTTGCGGGAACGCTTACAACCGCAGCCAAGGGTATTGCCAAAGCGTCTTTACCTACTGGGGCAATACTGCAAGTTATAAGCACAACTGTGACTGCTGTTGTGACAACGACAGTAAGCAACAATTCAACTTTTTATGCTATTTCTGGACTATCTGCGACTATAACCCCAACAAGCGCTAGCAGTAAAATTTTTGCGTTAGTTCAATTAGTCGGTTCTGGGACTGATTCATATAGCACTGTTTGTGCTTTTCAATTATGGAGAGCAGGAAGTCCCGTTGGTCAGGGAAATTCTGCATCTGGGTTTCGTCAGGCATCGGTTGGTAATACGAGGGCATCACTTGATGGCAATTCTGCTTTTGCTATTGGGTGGAATTACCTTGATAGTCCAGCAACCACTTCTGCTACAACATATCAAGTTGCTTGTACGGCTGAAGGTGGCAATGTAATTCTTAACACGACTGCCAATAATTCATCTGGTATTTATGCTTCTCGTAGTGCTAGCAGTATTACACTTTTTGAGGTGGCGGCATGATTAGCTTTGCAACTGCACTTATATCTTTAACCAAAGGCTCCGCTTGGAGTATGGTTGAAGACGATTACGACAATATTGATTGGTATTCCAAAGAAATAGAAAAGCCAACACGGGAAGCTGTTTTGGCAGAACAAGAAAGACTTCAAAAAATTGAAGATTCCAATGCATACAAAAGCAAACGTGCTGCTGAATACCCATCCATTGTTGACCAGCTTGACTTGATGTACCACGGCGGTATGGATGCATGGAAGACCGCCATCCAAGTTGTAAAAGACAAGTACCCAAAGGGCTAACCCATGACCACAACAATCAACGCCAGCAATTCGGGGTCAGGCGGCTTAGTCCAAACCGCAGATGCCTCGGGAGTCCTTGCCCTGCAAACGGCAGGAACCACAGCGGTCACCATCAGCGCGGCGCAAGTTGTTACGTTTGCTAATGCTCTTGCTGTTGCTTCTGGGGGTACAGGAGTCACCTCAAGCACTGGCACAGGTAGTGTTGTTTTATCTACAAGCCCAACACTTATAACTCCCCTTTTAGGGACTCCTACTAGTGGTACGTTGACTAACTGCACTTTTCCTACATTGAATCAAAACACAACAGGTTCAGCCGCTACTGTTACTGGAAATGCAACTGGAAGCACATTTGGTTTTAACTCAGGCTATGGCTCAGTAGCCACTGCATATGGTTGCCGCGCTTGGGTTTCTTTCACTGGGTCAACCGCCGCTATTCGCGGTTCAGCCAACGTGTCTTCCATTACAAGAAACGGAACAGGCAACTATGTTGTTAATTATTCCACCGCTATGCCTGATACAAATTATTCAGCAGTAGCGTCTTGCTCTGGGCAAGGTTCTACTAATGGAAGCACAAACTGTATATTGGTCAATGCTAGTGCGGGCGGTACGAACGTCGCACCAACTACCACAGCTACAACTTTGTTTTGCTACCATCCGGGCAATCAAGTATCTCAAGACACTGCCTACATCAACTTTGCTGTTTTCAGGTAATCAAAGGATATCTTATGCAAGTAATTGTTTTTACAAACTCTGATGGCGGAGTATCAGTGTGCTATCCAACCGGCGAGTTGACCATTGAGGAAGTTCAAGCTAAAGATACCCCGGAAGGTTCCGTAATTGTTGAAAATGACTCACTCCCCAACGAACACAGCGAGTTTTTCAATGCGTGGGAACTTAGCGGCTCTACCGTCTCCGTGAACATGGGCAAGGCTAAAGAACTGACTAAGGCGCGTCTCCGCATAGAACGTGAACCTTTGCTGGCTGCGCAGGATGTGGCGTTTCAGCGGGCGCTAGAGGCCAACGCAGACACCTCCGCAATCGTTGCCGAGAAACAGCGCCTACGGGACATCACCAAGCTGGCTGATTCGGCTACAACCCTTGACGAACTGAAAGCCATTACCCCATGACCCTCATCCTCAACGGCACAGACAACAGCGCCACCACCCCAGCGGTGACCGGGGGCACTGCGGGCACATCTACAGGCCCGTACTACCCAACAACAAACCAATGGGCGGTATCCACCGCAGGTACACAAGCCTTGCTGATAAATGCAAGCCAGAACGTGGGGATTGGTACTGCTACACCCGGATACAAACTTGTAACTGCACAAGCCTCTGGTGATTTGATTACCTCCATGCAGGGCGCTGTCAAGACTTGGAACATTCGCAATCAAGCCGATGGTACTTTTGGGTATTTTGACAATTCAGTTTCTGCTTGGCGTTATTACTACGATACAAGCAATAACCACATCTGGTTTACCGGTGCAAGTGTAGAAAGAGCACGCATTTCTTCCGCTGGCGGTTTCTCAGTAGGGACAACATCCGACCCCGGCGCTGGTGCGATATACGCAACAGGCAACATCACTGCGTACTTCTCTGATGACCGCTTGAAGACCAAGCTGGGCAACATCCAAGACGCGCTGAGCAAGGTCAAAGCACTGAGCGGTTTCTACTACGAGGCCAATCAAACGGCGCAAGACTTGGGCTACAAGCCTGTCCGAGAGGCTGGTGTATCTGCCCAGCAAGTGCAAACGGTGATGCCTGAAGTGGTCAAGCCAGCCCCAATCGACGCGCAATACCTGACCGTTGACTACGAGCGCCTAGTCCCTCTGCTGATTGAAGCAATCAAGGAATTAGATGCCAAAGTAGAAGGCTTGATGAAAGCATGACGCTTAACGCTTCTGGCCCAATTAGTCTTGGCGGCGCTACCGCCGGACAGTCCGTCAACTTGGAGTTGGGCTTATCCGCGACTGCACAAATATCGTTCAATGATGCCGCTGTTCGCACGCTGACTGGAACCACGGCTGGAACTGCGCTGGTCATGCCAACCAACTTTTACGGCAAATCCAATACAACTCCAACGGTAGAGTATTTGGTAGTTGCGGGAGGGGCTGGTGGGGGCAGTAGTAATAACGACTGCCGTGGCGGCGGTGGTGGCGCAGGGGGAATGCTTACAGCATCAGGTTTCAGCGTAGCTTCGGGAGTGGCATTGACCGTCACAGTGGGTAGCGGTGGAGCCGTTGGTAGCGCTGGCTCGAATTCTGTCTTCTCTTCCATAACATCCACAGGCGGCGGGGCTGGCGGCGGCCCTATTGGGCAGAATGGATTTTCTGGTGGCTCAGGTGGTGGCGGCGGACAAAACGGCTCCACTTCGGGCGGAGCGGGTACTGCTGGGCAAGGAAATAACGGCGGCAACGGCGGCTACGATGCAAACGGCGGGCAATGCGGCGGTGGCGGTGGCGGCGCAGGTGCTGTTGGCGGCACTGGCAATGGAAGCGTTCAAGGCGTTCCCGGTGGCAATGGTTTGCAGTCTTCAATTACGACTACATCAACTTATTACGCGGGCGGCGGCGGAGCAGGCGGTCAAGTTGATGGCGGTATTGGTGGGCTTGGCGGAGGCGGAAATGGTGGAGATGGACGTGGTGATGGAGCCAGACCTGCCGGTCCTGCAACGCCCGGAGTTACAAATTCTGGTGGTGGTGGAGGTGGAGGTGGCCCCGCAGGAGCTGCCGCCGCTGGTGGCTCTGGAATTGTCATTATTCGCTACTCCAACACATACCCAAACGCAGCCTCTACAACTGGTTCACCAACATTCACCAATGCTGGCGGCTATAAAATTTACAAATTCACTGGCTCAGGGAGCATCACGTTCTAATGGCACACTTTGCACAAATTGAAAACGGCATCGTTACGCAAGTCATTTCCGTAGCAAATGAAGAACTGCTCGATAATGGTGTTGAGAGCGAAGCCAAGGGCGTGGCTTTCTGTGTAAATTTGCTTGGGGGTGATTGGAAGCAAACCAGCTACAACAACCGCATTCGCAAGAACTATGCTGGTGTTGGATACACGTATGATGAGGGCCGCGATGCTTTTATCCCACCTCAACCATACCCATCGTGGGGGCTAAACGCGGATACTTGCTTATGGGATGCACCGACCCCAATGCCGACCGATGCCATTTATTTCTGGGATGAACCTACTACTTCTTGGGTACAAACATGACCACTGCATATACCTCACTCTTGGGCCTTGCCCTTCCTGTCACGGGCGAACTGTCCGGCACATGGGGCGATACGGTCAACAACTACATCACCCAGTACCTTGATGCTTCCGTTGCAGGTACAAACACACTCAGCAGTGACTCGGATGTAACGCTGGTCAAAACCACCAATGCGGCACTGAGCGGCACGTCTTCCCAATATGCGGTCATCCTTTGGACGGCTGGGGGCACGGCAACCCGCACCATCATTGCGCCGTCTGGCTCGTCAGGTAGCCGTCAGTTTTATCTCGTCATCAACAAGACCTCCAGCACACAATCCATCAAGCTGTGCGGCACAGGGCCAACCACTGGGGTGACAATCCCAGCAGGTTATGCGGCTATCTGTGCTTGGAATGGCTCCGACTTTATTCAGGTAGCAGGAAATACCCTTGTAAACCTAACTTCAGGTGTGACTGGAACTCTGCCTGTTGCCAATGGCGGAACAGGCTCCACCACACTGACAGCCAATTACGTCTTGCTTGGTAATGGTACATCTGCCCCGCAAGCAGTGGCTCCTAGTACTTCTGGTAATGTGCTTACAAGCAATGGGACAACATGGGTAAGCTCCGCCCCCGGCGGTATTGGTACTGGACAGACTTGGACAGATGTATCAGGGTCTCGTGCCGCAAATACAACATACACTAATAGCACAGGTAAGCCAATTTATGTGCTTGCTGGGGGGCATTGCCAGCCAAATGAACAATACAAGCTCACGCTAAATGGAACGGCAACAAATATCGGAAATAGCATGGGCGCGGGAATGTCTGGCGATGGGTATATAGGTTTTATTGTTCCTGCTAGTAATACGTATTTAATATCCCCAAATGGCTCTGGCGGACTTGTTGGCGGTAGTTATGGCTGGTGGGAACTTCGTTAAAAAGGATTAGATATGCCACATTACACAAATACTGCGCGTGATGAAGTTCGTTGGCTGGATTCAGTTGACGAAGAAGCCCAGTACTTGCCGCAAGGTTTTACGCAGATAACTGACGCTGAGGCAAACGCTATCCGCGCAGCGGTACAAATCGCGCAGTTCAATGCCCAAACCTATGCGCAAAAACGTGCAGCAGAGTACCCGCTTATTACGGACTACCTTGATGGTTTAGTGAAGGGTGACCAAGCGCAGATTGACAAGTACATTGCCGACTGTCTAGCGGTCAAGGCTAAATACCCCAAGGTTTGAATGTGATTGACCAGCTTGTCTCTGCTGACAGCCCTTGGCCCAATACCGAGACCAAGACGGTGTTGGTCTGCCGCATCCCTAAAAAGGATGACAAGCCGGGGGCAAATGAGTTTGTAGACAAAGACGGACGTATCTGCCGCTGGGCGGTAGTGAACAGAAAATGATAGACCCCTTTACCGCTTTTGCAGCCGCTCAGGCAGCGGTAAAAGGAATCCAAGCCGCCATTAAGTTGGGCAAGGATGTGCAGGGTATTGCAGCAGACCTGAGTAAGTTTTTTGAAGCCAAGGACATTGTTCAGCAGGCGGCGAACAACCCTAAGAAGTTCAAGTCGGACACGGCACAGGCGCTAGAAACAGTGATGCAAGCCAAACAGCTTGCGGAGGCCGAGACCGAACTGAAGAACACGTTGATTTGGTCAGGCAATGCGGATGTATGGGAAGGCGTGCTGCTGGAGCGGAACAACATCATCCAGCGGCGCAAGAAGGTTGAGATGGAAGAGGCACTTGCCAAGGCCAAGAAGCGGCAGCAGATAATGGAAACCCTGAGTATGCTCTTCTGGATTTGTGTGTTCTTGGCTGCAATCGGTTTGAGTTATTTTTTCACAACGCTATTTTTGGAGAGACGCGCATGATTCCAATCCTCGGTGCATTGCTGGGCACGCTGGCTGAAAACGGTTTGGGGCTGCTGTCCAGTGCTATCCAAGCCAAAGGCAAGGAAGTGGTCGAAAACACGTTGGGCGTGAAGATTCCTGACAGCCCTACCCCCGCCGACGTTGAGAAACTGCGCGAGTTGCAGTTCCAGCATGAAGAGCGCCTGATTGAGTTGGGTATCGAGAAAGCCAAGCTAGAGTTGGCTGAGATGGAGATGCTTGCCAAGGCTGCACAAGCCGATGCTGACAACATCACAGACCGCTGGGAGGCAGACATGTCTTCCGACTCTTGGCTGTCCAAGAACATCCGGCCCATGTCGCTAATTGCCATCTTCTTGGGCTACTTCCTGTTTGCCATGATGTCGGCCTTTGGCTACAACGCCAACGAGTCCTACGTGACCCTGCTGGGGAATTGGGGCATGCTCATCATGGGTGCTTACTTTGGTGGGCGTACTGTGGAGAAGCTGGCAGAGATGCGGAGCAGTAAGTGATATCCATTCCCGTCCTCTACATTTGCGTAGCGGCACACTGTGAGTTCATGCAGCAACGTACCCACTACACCAACAGGCAGGAATGCATGGAGGTAGCGGAGAAAAAGCGGCAGGAGTATGTCAAGCTGGGCGCAAAGGTAGAAGCAACGTGTATTGACGTAGTTGTTCAAAAAAGGGGTAGTTATGAGTCTTAGTCAAGAGCAAGCAGCGTTTCTGCTGGATTTCTGTAAGCTGGTGCAGTACGCCACCGACCAAGGTTTTATGGTTACCGGCGGGGAACTTGCCCGTACCCCGGAGCAGCAGGCCATCTACTTCAAGACAGGCCGGTCTAAGACCATGAACAGCATTCACCTGAAGCGTTGCGCCATCGACCTTAATTTCTTCAAGGACGGGAAAATCATCTGGGACAAGGGTATTTTGGCTCCGCTCGGCGCGTATTGGGAGAGCTTGCACCCTAAAAATCGTTGGGGCGGGAACTTTAAATCATTGGTAGACTGCCCACACTTTGAACGCAACGTGTAACCGCTGCCATGCCACTACAAAAAGTCATCCTCAAACCCGGTGTAAACAGGGAGAACACCCGCTACACCAACGAGGGCGGTTGGTACGAGTCTGAGAAGATTCGCTTCCGCCAAGGTACGCCTGAGAAACTAGGTGGGTGGCAACGCATTTCATCAAACACATTTCTAGGCCTGTGCCGTTCGCTTTGGAATTGGGTAACTCTGACGGGCGCTAATTTGCTGGGTGTTGGTACAAGCATCAAGTTCTATCTTGAAGCCACAGGTGTCTATTACGACATTACGCCAATTTCTACGACTAGTTCGCTTGCTGGAAATCCCTTTGCTACGGTAAACACCACTACCGCTGTAACCGTAACTGACCTTGGATTTAACCCCCAAGTTGGCGATTTTGTTATCTTTAACGGGGCGACTACGTTCAATGGCGTGACCATAAGCGGCGAGTACGAAGTTATAACTGTGGTGGACAGCACTCACTACACAATTACATCAGCTACAACGGCTACAGGTACAGGTTCAGGTGGGGGCGCGGCGGTCTACGCGTCTTATATTCTTCACATCGGTTCTGCTACAAACGTGACTTTTGGTGGATGGGGTTCTAACGTCTGGAGTTCCAGCAACTGGGGCGGCATCGGCTACGCCAGCACAGCTACCTTGGCAATTTGGTCGCAGTGGAACTTTGGCGAGAACTTGGTGTTTGGGCCCAAGCAAGGCAAGCTGTACTACTGGAATGCCACTACAGCAGTGTCACTAGCAACCCCAACAACGGTCACCATCTCTAACGCCACTCCAGCGGTGATGACGCTGACTACTAATACGACTACTCCGCTAATTGGTGGCACGGCAATCATGTTCCAGACAACTGGGGCGCTACCTTCCCCACTTGTGCCCTACACGGTGTACTACGTCACCTACGTCACCGACACCACATACAAACTGTCTACTACCTACGCTAACTACTTAGCGGGCACGTTCATCAACACGAGCACCGCAGGCTCTGGTACGCAAAGTCTTTCCCCTCGTGGAATTGCTGTCGCAGATTTGCCCGGTGCTTCTAGTGTGCCGCTTCAACAGAACGTAATTTTGGTATCTGACTCCAGCCGGTTCACTATGTGCTTTGGCGCTAACCCGTACGGAAGCACAACCTACGACCCCATGACGGTGCGCTGGTCAGACCAAGAGAGCGTGGTTGAGTGGGCCCCAGCAATCACCAACCAAGCGGGTGAAATTCGTCTATCCCACGGCTCTTCTATTGTGTCGGTGTTGCAAAGCCGCCAAGAGATTTTGATTTGGACTGATGCTGCAATTTATTCAATGCAGTACCTTGGGCCTCCGTACGTGTGGGGCAACCAACTTCTGTCGGATAACATTTCAATTGCCAGTATCAATGCAGCCGCCTATGCCAGCGGTGTGGCGTATTGGATGGGTCAAGACAAGTTCTATAAATACGACGGACGGGTTCAAACCCTGCGTTGCGACCTGCGGCAGTACATCTATAGCGACATCAACCGTTCCCAATTCGGGCAAATATTTTCTGGGACAAACGAAGGCTTTAACGAGGTCTGGTGGTTCTACTGCTCCCAAGATAGCACGACTGTTGACAAGTACGTCATCTACAACTACGCAGAAGACCTGTGGTACTACGGCTCTATGGCCCGCACTGCATGGCTGGATACTGCGCTTCGGAACTACCCCGTAGCGGCAACCTACGCAAACAACCTTGTCTATCACGAGTACGGGGTGGATGACAACGTCACTGGAACCCCTGCGGCTATTGAGGCATCCATTACTTCTGCCCAATACGACATTGGGGACGGGCACAACTTCGCGTTTGTATACCGGATGCTGCCCGACTTAACATTCCGGGGGTCTACGGCTGGCACTACGCCGCAAGTGACCATGTATCTACAGGGTTTAAACAATTCTGGCTCAGGCATTACGCAGTCTGGGGACGCTGGGGTGGCATACACCGGCCCTGCCCCGTCCGTCATCAACGTAGACCAGTACACCGGGCAGATTTACATCCGTATCCGTGGTCGCCAGATGCAGATGAAGCTCACCTCCAACACGCTCGGTACGCAGTGGCAGCTTGGCGCGCCCCGTATTGACATTCGTCCTGACGGCAGAAGGTAGACATGGGACAAAAGAACGTAGTTGCCCCCCGTATTCCCGGCGCGCCGGTGGAGTACGACCACCTTGCTATGAATGAGATTTTTCGGGTTCTTTCGATATACTTCAGGCAATTGGACAACAACGGCCCTATAGCTATCAGTACCCAGCGAAACGGCACGGATGTTGTTGCGGCGTTAAGCGCCCCGCCTTCAGGCAATACAACGGTTCCCAGCTTGCCGACACAAGCGGATTTGGCCAGTTTGCGGGTTGGAGACATCTACTACGACACAAGCGCAAGCAATGTACTAAAGGTAAAAACATGAGCATACAACTCGCTGCCAAACACCTAGCCGCTCATGGGCGTGGGCCGGACACTACGCTCGTCCATATGACTCCCGGAGAAGTGGCGAGCCTCCAATCTTTGGCTCAGCAGCACGGTGGCTCTCTAAGTATTAACCCTCAGACCGGACTCCCCGAAGCCGGATTTCTGTCTGCCCTGCTGCCTATGGCTGCTGGTGCTGGGTTGGCGGCTATGGGTATGCCACAGGGATATGCTGCACTTGCGGTTGGGGCTACGTCTGCGCTTACCAACGGTGGGAACATGCGCAAAAGCTTGATGGATGGTATCAGTGCCTACGGTGGCGCGGGTATGACCGAGTCGTTCATGGGTGCTGGGCTTGAAAGCATGGGCACTTCTGCTGCGGCTCCTACGACGGTGCTTGAGACTCCTTCGGTTATTTCGGCGGCTCCTGCTGTGGCTCCTTCGGCGGGCAGTATTGTGGGTTCTTCAATGCAAGAAGCAGTTAACCAATCAGGTATGTATGCCCCCGCTCTTACTAGCGCAGCACCAGCCGAAGCAGCCCAAGCAGCGGCGGCGGCAACCCCTGCGGCCCAACAAGCAGCGGCGCTAAAGAATATGGATATAGGACAACGGTTCGATGCGCTCAAAGCCGGTGCTACTGGCACCAATGCGATGAACTACATCAAGGCCAATCCGTTTACGTCTCTCGGCGTAGCTACAGCCGCAATGACTCCAGACGAGCCCAACGCGCCTCAAAAGGCTGCGGATACCGACCGTGGAGCTAGGGCTGGTATGCGGTACTATCCCGGCTGGAGCACTCCCCTGCCTAAGCCAAACATGCAGGGTATCGAGCAGACCTACAACCGCCCCTACTACGCTGCCGAGGGTGGCGTTACACGCATGGCTACCGGTGGTATTGCCTCCGCACCACGGAACCAGCAACAGCTTTTCGCCGACTACCTCCAGCGAGTGTCTAGCTCAGGCGTTGCGGCAACCCCACCCACCGATAAATACGACTGGTGGAAAAACCCGAACGACCCCGTAGCCTCTGCTCCCGCTGCCGCACCCGTAGAAACTGCTGAAGAATACGCAGCACGGATGCGCGTCAACGCCCGTGGCGGCGGTGGTGGGAGAGGAGAGAAACCTGAACCCAGTGCTTGGGACTCCATGACCGATACGGAGAAAACCGAGTACTACGCCCAGCATCCGTTTGAAAGCAAAATGGCTGACATGGCGGGGACGTATCTAACCAAAGGGCTTGGGTTTGGCGTATTAGGCATGGGTATGGATGCAGCTAATGGCCCCGGTTACGTCGATAAAAAACTCAACATTCTTCGAGGCATTCACCCCCCGGCTAACAGCCCGCTGGCTGGCGGGCCTTTGGTGTACTCAACAGAAACTGAACCCGCCGGTGGACCAATAGCCTACGGTTCTGAATCGGGTTACATGGCTAATACTGACCCGTACTTTAGTACTCAGCTTGGCCCCGGTGTTGGGACTCCTGCGTATACAGCACCTGAAACAGATGACATGAGTTCTGTATGGGCGCAAATGGATGCGAATACAACGGCGGAAAAAGAACAGCAAGCGCAACAACTTGCCGCTGAACAAAAACAGTTTGAAAGAGATGCATTACGGCGGGAATTTAGGACTATGGTGGGGCTAGTTAACGCTGACCCCAGTCTTATGGAAGGCGAAGGGGAGGAGAAACAAGCTTTTAAAGATAGATTTGAATCACTGTATTCTCAATTGGGTCCTGACCCAATGGCGGATTCAAAAATAGCAGCACAAACAGAAGCAGACAGAGCCAACGCAGTAGTAACCCCTGCGGCAGAAGGCACTCCTTACAGTCTAGACTATCAAAAACCAGAGACAGCAACTAACCCATTTAGTTACACGGTTTCACCAGATGGGCTTACTACCACGGGCCTTTCTTACACCATGCCCGTTAATGTCCGGGAGAGGGCTGAGGATTTAAAGGATTACGGGGCGATTACAAACAAATTTAATCTAGGCACTTTAGCTCCTGATGCGTTGCGGTATTCTGATACCGGAGTTCCTGACGCGTTAAAAACTCCCGATATTGTGGGGGTTAACGAAATTTCTGCCGACCCTAATGCAGATACAGACAAAACAGCAGAATCGTTAGGAATACCCAGCGCCGAAACTTTTGCAGCCATGATTGGGGCTCCAATTGGTACTTACGCATCTGCTGCTGATGGTTCTACGGTTTCCGATGCTGGCGTCCTTGGTGGAGTTCCCGCGCCTAATATGGGCTACGGTCAGGGTCGGGGGGCTTTTGGTATTGGTGGTGTATGGACTAATAGGGAAGGTGTACCTATTACGACTCGGGATGGCTCTCCTGTGATGACTGGCGCAGGTGCAGAAGCAATACAAAGAGCGGTGGCGGAATCAAATGCTGCGGCAAATAGAACGTACGGCAATAGCATCAACAGTGGCCCCGCTAACGATGGACGTGCAGACCCCGGTGGGGAAGGTGGAACTAGCTATGGTCGTGTAGCCCCCGGATATACAGGCGGTAGCGAAGCGGCTACTGGTGGTCTTTCCACCCCGTACGGTTTCCAACACATGGCCAACGGCGGGCTCTCCGCTATGGCTACTCCTTACGACCTAGGCTCGTACTCGGACGGTGGTCGGCTGCTCAAGGGCCCCGGTGACGGTGTGTCCGATTCCATCCCTGCCACTATTGGTAAGGGACGCCCGGCTCGGTTAGCCGACGGTGAATTTGTGATTCCGGCCCGTATCGTGTCTGAGATTGGTAACGGCTCCACGGAAGCTGGTGCGCGTAAACTGTACGCCATGATGGACCGAGTTCAAGCTGGGCGCAAGAAGTCTGTGGGTAAAGGCAAAGTCGCGGTGAATAGCCGTGCCGACAAGTACCTGCCCGCATGAAGGCGTCTTTAGTCCCTCCGGGCATGGTGTCTAGTGTGATACCGGCGCTGCTTCCTTACTTACGGGAATCGGAAAAATGGTCGCGGGGCAGGGCTACAGTCGATGATATTCTGCGCTTTGTGCTGACTGGCCAAATGCAGTTGTGGATGGTCCATAAAGAAAATACAATCTACGGGCATGTGGTTACGGAAATAAAGGAATACCCCCAGTGCAAGATGCTGACTGTTCAGTACTGTGCTGCGGAACCAAGCCACATGCAGTATGTGGAGGACGAAATTTTCGACCTGCTTGACAGGTTTGCTAAGGACGCCGGGTGTGCCGGTGTTGAGTTCGTTGGCCGTCCGGGCTGGCGCAAACAAGCTGATAAGTATGGGTTTGAGGTACGCAGTGTGATGTACCAAAAATTCTTTAAGGAAGAAACATGAGCTACTCTCGCCGTCAACTCTATGCAATGGGTGAGCCCCTTGGTGATTCTGCAACCCGCCGTAAAGCAGGTGGTGGTTTAGTTCTTGGCGACGGCGGGGGTAGTAGTTCTTCCCCACAAAGCACCACCGTAAGCTCTACTGAACTTCCAGCTTGGGCACAGGGCTACGCCAAGGACACGTTGGCCAATGCAGCCAACCTGACGGACATCAATAAGAATCCGTACAAGACTTACGACCAGCCTCGTATTGCTGGGTTCTCCCCCATGCAGGAGCAGGCTCAAACAGCGGCATCAAACATGTCGGCTGGGCCAGATGCGTTCCAGCAAAACATGAGTTCGTACATGTCTCCCTACATGCAGAATGTGGTGGACGTACAGAAGCAAGAGGCTGCTCGGCAATCGGGAATCATGGGTACACAGCAGCAAGCGCAAGCTGCTCAGTCCGGTGCTTTTGGCGGTAGCCGCGATGCCATCATGCGTGCGGAGCGTGAGCGCAACCTTGGCCAGCAAATGAACCAAATTCAAGCGCAGGGTTCCCAAGCTGCGTACGACCAAGCTGCAAACCAGTTCCGTCAAGGCATCACCCAAGATGTAGCCATCAATCAGTTGCAGAACCAATACGGCGGTCAGCAACAACAGCTAGCACAGCAGGGGTTGAGCACTAACTACCAAGACTTCCTGAACCAACAGAACTACCCGTACAAGCAGATTGGCTTCATGTCCGACTTGGTTCGTGGCTTGCCTCTGGGGCAACAGTCTACTCAGGCTATGTATCAGGCTCCCCCATCGACATTGCAGACCGTTGGTGCTTTGGGTATGGGTGCGTATGGTGCAAAGCAGATGGGCATGTTTGCTGATGGTGGGCAGGTAGATAGCTACGCTGGTGGTGGCGAAATCAACGCGATGAACGACATGGACGAGATGACTGCGGCGGTAGACAAGCTCAGCGATGAGCAACTGAAGCAAATCATTCAACGCCCCACCAGCGCAGCCGAACTCCAAGCGGCGCAACTCGAACTCGCTACCCGTGCCTCTGAGCGAAGCGGACTTGCCGGGGCCTACAACATGGCCCAAGGCGGCGTCGTTGCTTTTGGTAGAGGTGGTGATACTGAGGATGGTGGTACTACAAACAGCGGGTCATACGCTCCGGGGAATCCTGCACTATATAGCCAAGCACTTCAAAATGCACTGGCGTATAACGCCGCGCTAGGCACGTTCCAACCCTCAAAGGGGCGTACTCGTGAAGAGCAAGAGGCGGATGCCAAAGCCTACTTCAAACAAGCCCAAGAATTGGGTGGTCCTGACCCTTATGCCGACTATGAAAAGACGTTGAAGGGGTTTGATACCGAAGATGCAAACATGCTGTCCGAGGGTAAAGGACTAGCTGCGTTACAAGGCATGAGCGCAATCCTTGAAGGCAATGACCCCATAAGGGGTATTGGTAGAGGGATTTCTACGGCTGGTGCGTCTTACGGCCAGACTCTCAAAGAATCCAGAGCACGCAAACGCGCTTCTGCTGAAGGTCAGTTCCAGCTTGCTAGCGAACGCCGCAAAGAACGCATGGGTCTCGGCAAAGAGGCTCTTGCCCGCGAAGCTGAATTGGCCAAAGCTATCCGTGAAGGTGACAAAGAGAAGGTTGACTTGTTGGTGAAGCAAGCTCAAGCTGCTGCTGCCCTTGCTGCTGCTGCGAAACCATACCGACCCACAGGTGGCGGCGGTGGCGGTGGAACGCCTAAAGGAGTTGACGCAGCGGCACAAGCAATATATGCCGAGCTAAGAGCCAAAGGTGTACCAGAAGTACAAGCCCGAGCCCAAGCGTACAGAGAGGCTATAGCCATATCGAAGACTAGCGACGTTGGCCCAACCAAAGCAGGTTTGACGGAAACCGGGCTAGAAAATGCAGCAACTAAAGACTTCGCCACTGCATGGGCTACACGGGAATCTAAGCTTAAATATGACCCTAAGTACCTTAGCTTAGCGAAAGACCCTGAAGCCCAAGCCCGCATGATGAAAGAAGCCAAAGATTCCCTAGCCAAAGATTTCCGTAGAATGCAACGTACTGGAGCGGCTGGTGCGGCTCCTGCCGCAGGTGGGCCATCGGTAAGTAATTGGTAATAAGGAGCCGTAATGGCACGAGACATCACCGTTACGTTTGATGACGGTTCGTCCCACGTCTATAAGGGCGCACCGGATGACATCACTCCTACCGCAGTACAAGCCCGCGCTGAACAGGACTTTGGTAAGGCTGTAACTGCGCTTGATGGGGGGAAAAAACCCGTTGCCACTGCTGCCGCGCCTGCCCCTGCCGTTGCAAAAAAGGGTGAACGCACTTGGGGTGAAGCCCTTACTGATTTAGGGGCCGGTGCTGTATCTGGGGCTGGGCAGCTTTTCCAATTTCCCGGTCAGTTGTACGGGCTGACTACGGGTGCAATCAAGGACAAGGACTTTGCTACGACTGGACTGCAAGGCGTCGGCAAAGAGATGCAGGACTACGCTAAAACGCTGAAGTCTGCGGAGTTGAAACGCCGTGAAGCCGAGACTGAGAAAAAAGTTCGGGAAGCAGAAAAGACCGGTGGGCAGTGGGCGGCGTTCAAAACTCAGCTTTACGAGTCCGCTACCGACCCTATGCAGCTAGGCGCGTTTCTAGCTGAGACTGCCCCTGCTTCTATCCCATCCATCATTGCGGCGTTGATACCCGGAGCAGGGCCGGGCTTGGCTGCGGAAGTTAGGGCTTTGCAGCTTGCTGCACGTACGGCAACTACAGAAGTAGCAAAACAAGCCGCTGAACAGGCGCTTGGGGTGGCAATGAAGGAAGCGGCCAAGTCGGCGGTCAAACGTGGCACAGCAGCTTCAGTAGCTACCGGTGCGGTGCAACAGGGTACAGACGTAGGTGCTGGCACGTACAAAAAGGTGTACGACACACTGATAGCCCAAGGTATGCCACCGGAACAGGCCGCAGCAGAAACCATCAACAAAGCCCGAACCGCTGGTGCTACAGGGGCGGTTATTTCCTTACTTGCCCAACGCTTGCCCGGTGCACAGGCTATGGAGCGTGCACTTGCCGGAGAAAAAGGCAAGATGGGTCGTGTTGTTGGAGCCGTTGTAGGTGGAGTGAAAGAATCCCCCGGCGAGATAGTTGAAGAGGTCGGTGGTAAAGGCGTGCAAAACATAGCCGCCAGAATGGTGAACCCTGAGCAGAGTTTGACTGAAGGCTTAGGGCAAACTGCTGCACAAGCTGGCCTTGGTGGTTTTGGTATGGGTAGTACTGTTGGCCTGCTACAAGGACGCCAAGCCCCTGAAGCCGCCACTGTTCCCCCACCTCCTCCCGGTGGGACACAAACACCTCCACCTCCTCCCGGTGGAACACCCCCACCCCCCGCAGCACAACAGGCTCGGCAAGAACGGGTTGCTCAGCGCACGCAAGAGCTGGCGCAAATCATTGGGAACGAGGAAGATGCTGCACGCCTTGCTGAAGACGAAATAGTTGCGGAAGAAGAGCGCAACCGTAAGATGGCAGCGGGAGCAACAGATACCCCCGTCAAAACCCGTGCCCAAGAACTCATTGCCGCTGGTATGGAGCCCAATCAAGCGTATGCTACGGCTACCCAACAGATTGCAGATGAACTAGAAAATGACGCTCTTGCAAAAGAGCAAGGAGCACTAGATGTTACAGGAACTAAGCCCAAGCCAAGTCGAAAGCGCACTAGCGTGGTTAGCCAGCCCGGAGTTGGAGCCGCCGCAGGACCTGAAGCACCTGCACGAGATGGAGTGGTTTCTGCTGCAACGGATGCTGGACTCCCTGCTGATGGAAAAGGACCTGAGTCCGGTGCATTAACTGAACCCCCCGTAGCCGAAGGAACCCCAAGTGGCATTGAAACCGTTGAAACCCAGCAAGCAAAAGCGCAAGAACAAGAAGCACCCGCAGCCCCAGTAGCCCAAGGCGTCAAAGTCGATGTAGCCGCCGCTGCCGCTGCAACTGACCCGGCTGAGGTTCAAAAGCACCTTGCCGATATCGAAGCAGAAGGGGCTACGCTGCTCAGCAAAGACGGACGTTTCCCTAAGAAGGGTACGACTAAACGCACGCGCCTAGAAGAGCTTGGCCAACTGAAGCGCCAGCTCACTGAGAAGCTTGCCCCTGCTCCGGTAGTGGAAGAACCCGTGGTTGAAGAGCCTGTAGCGGAAACCCCTGCGGTTGAAGAGCCCATTGTGGAAGCGCCTGCTCCGGTAGTGGAAGCGCCTGCTCCGGTAGCGGAAACCCCTGCTCCGGTAGCGGAAAAGCCCAAGCGTCAGCGCAAGCCTAAAGCTGTGGAAGAGCCCAAGGCCGACATTGCTATTGAGCCGGAAGAACCAGAAAAACCGGGGTATGCGGGCTACATTGGGTTTGAAAAACCTGCCTTTCCTACAAAGGCTACTGGCCCATCCATAGGCGAACAGATTGCTGAGGAAGAAGCCAAAGAAAAGGCTAGCCGTAAAAAGGTTGCAGATTTTGAAGCAGAAGAGAAGAAGCGCAAGGCTGAAGAAGACCGCATTGCCAAAGAAGAAAAAGCTACGGCGGAAGAGATAGCCGCAGCCGAAGCTGCCGAGCGGGATGCCGCAGCCAAAACTCGTGCAGGCGATATAGATACTGCACCCATTGAAAAGCAGATTGCTGGCGCACTTCAAGAAATCATCGACTCACCCCGGTTCCCTTTGGGCATCCGCAAAGACGCAAAGCGCCACTTGGACACCATTACCGAGTCGGCCAAAGACCCTGAGTCAGATGCCCACGAAGCTGGGCTGGAAATGGCCTACAACTTCGTCGTTGCACAGGCTAGCAAACCCCGGTTCATGCGGCAGGGTAAAAAGCCACGGCCTTCTATTGGTCGGGCTAAAGTTGTTGCAATCATTGAGGCTATCAAAGCGCGTTGGAAGAACGCACCCGAAGTGGTGGTCGCAGACAGCATCAATGACCCGGCTGTGCCGACTGAGTTGCAAGAAGCTGACCGCGAAGCTGTAGCGCGTGGGGCTACAGGCATACCAAACGGTGTGTTCTACAAAGGCAAGGTGTACATCTTCGCCGACCAGATGACCAGCACAAAGGACGTTGTAGAGACATTGCTACATGAAGCCCTTGGGCACTACGGCCTGCGCGGAGTCTTTGGTAAGGGACTGAAACCCATATTGGAGCAAGTTGCACGGGACTTCCCAAATGAAATGCAAGCGTTGGCTGAGAAATATGGCCTTGACTTTAGCAACCCCAAGCATGTAGTTGAGGCGGCTGAAGAAATACTGGCTAACTTAGCTGCAACCAAACCCACTATGGGTATCGTGCAACGGGCTATTGCGGCTGTGCGTCGGGGGCTGCGGCGTATCGGCCTTGACCTGAAGCTAAGTAACAACGACCTGATTGCCAACTACATCCTCCCCGCCCGCAACTTTGTAGAAGGTGAGCGCGTTAATCGTGCGGTAGGTGGCGATACGAGCTTTAGCCGTACTGAAGAAGAGGGTGACGAGGATTTTGATGTGCCCGAAGCGGAAGTTGCCGGTGCTGTGCGCAGCCAAAGGGAAGTTGACCTTGCGGTTAAAAAGGCCGAGTTCAAATTTGAGGAGTCGGCCAAAGCTCAAGAAGCTGCTAAGGGTGTGTCCGTAGCGCAGATGGCGCAAGACCCCCGCAAAGTGGTCCCTGTCTTGAAGCAAGTGTGGAACCGGGCTACGGCTGCGCAACGCAGGCTGATGGTGAAGTTGCCTCCTACATCGTTCTTGGTTGACTGGGTTCAGAAAGAAGTCCCACAACTCCAAGCTACGTACAAGCTAATGCAAAAGATGGCAGGCATGACCAACGGCCTGCTTAAGACCGCCGGTGAATTGACCAACGAAGTCGAGCGAGCTTTCCGCGACGACCCAACACTGCGGGCCAAGCTGGACAAAATCACCTCTGTGGCTACTCTTGCTGAAGTAGACCCCGGCACTATCGATACCGCTGAGCGTAGCGAAAAACTAGACACGTTGTGGAGAGACCTTGGCCCTGAAGGGCAACGCATATACAAGCGCATCCGTAACCATTTTGATGGGCTGTCCAAGTACCTGTCTAAGCTGCTAGACGACCAAGTAGCTAGTTCTACATCAAACCTTATTGACCAAGCCAACTTGATGAAGAAAATCAGAGCGGTTTTTGAGCAGGGCGGCAAAATCAATCCGTACTTCCCACTTGTACGTGAAGGCAATTTTTGGTTGGCTATGAACCCCAACGGGTCTAAAAAGGCTGCGGATTACGTGTTCTTCATGGCTGAGACCGCAGCAGAACGAGACAATGTTGCGCGGGAATATGCCGCTGACCTTTTGCGGCGCGGGCCAAATGAAACCGAGGCTCAGTGGAACAAGCGTATAGATGACAAACTGAAAGAACTTGAATCCGAATATACTTTTGAAATGGGCGACAACATCCAGTCGTTGCGCGATAAGCCCTATTCCCAAGGTGAAAACAAAATGCTCACCGAGGTGTTCAATGCCATCGACAACACGGACTTGGGCAGTGCCGAGGCGAATAGCGCGTTGAAGGATGCCATCTACCAAGCGTTCTTGGAGACCATGCCGGACCAAGCGTTCCGTAAGCAGTTCATCCATCGTAAGGGTGTGGCTGGTTTTCGTGTGGATGTGCTGCGTAACGTAGCACACACATCGGCCAAAATGGCAACCCAGTTGGCACGCATCAAGTATTCCCCCATGTTGCGCAACGCATTGTCGGCGGCAGAGGACTCAATCAAGGGGCGGCTGGAGTTTGAGCCTTTTGTGAACGAGATGAAAGAACGTGTAGATGCCGCAATAGCACCTAAGCAGCAATCCACAGCCTCCAATATTGTCAGCGGGCTGAACAAAGCTTCGTTCATCTACTACCTTAGCGGAGCGTCATCCGCACTGTTGCAACCACTGAGCATTTTCCAAACTGGCCTCCCCGTGCTGGCCCGTTACGGTGCGTTTAATGCGTCCAAAGAACTTGCGGGCATGATGAAAGTGTGGAGCCAAGTTGGTTTCCACAAGACTAACGCCGACGGAACCAAGTCTTGGGTTATGCCTTCTATGGAGCACGCAAAAGGGCTGACTCCCCAGCAACGTCGAGCGTACAAAGCTGCTGAGGGTATGGACTTGTTCACTTCTACGCAAGCTGGCGCGGTGTTCAACTACAAAGCTACCCCCACCGACAAGCTTCGTTCTCCGGGTATGAAAGTAGCCAAGGGCACTGTGGATGCGCTTGTGTTTGGTGGTTTGATGAACACATCAGAACGTCTATCCCGTGAGGCTATGTTCATGGCTTCCTTTAACCTCAACATGAAGGAGCATGGGGATTTCAACCGTGCGGTGGACCAAGCGGTTATGGACACCAACGCAGCCCTAGGTAACTACGGGGAGTACGCTCGCCCTGCGTTTATGAACGGGCTCGGCGGCAAGGTGCTGACTCAATTCATGATGTACCCGCTGCACACTGCATCGTTCTTGATAACCAACTTCAAGACTATGGTAGCCCCGATGGATGGCAAAGACCGGGCAGAGGCCGCGCAAAGGTTTTTCGGTTCTCTTGGCACTACGTTCATCCTCGCAGGTGCTGCGGGGCTCCCAATGTTTGGCACTGTTATGGGTATGCTGGGTGCTGCATGGGGGCAGATGAAAGACGACGATTGGCCCGAAGAAGTGCGGGACATGGACTTCGGGTTTTGGTTCCGTACCAAGTGCTTAGATGACCTGCTCGGCGAAATTGAAATCGGTGGGGTCAAACTGTCTGACTTTGTAGACCGGGGGCTTTTCAACGCTGTGACTGGCCTAGACATCGCAGGTCGTACTGGTTGGGGCAATCTGTTTTCTCGTGATACCAAGGAAACAGCCACCCTGCGGGAAAGCGCAACTGCCATAGCCTTGGAAAAAGCTGGCCCTGCGGCAAACATGATTCTGTCTATGGCCGACGGAGTTGACGCTGCTATGCAGGGGGACTACGCTAAAGCCGTGAAGAAGTGGTCCCCTGCTGGGTTCCGCAATTTTGTCACCGCCCATGAACTAGCCACCCAAGGGGCCAAGGACAACAAGGGCGCAGAACTCTTGTCCAAAGACTCCTTCAATACCGGACTGTTGATTGGGCAGTCTATTGGCTTCCGGTCAGACTTACTGGCTAACACACAGTACGTGAACTTCAAAGTGATTGGCTTGGAGAAGCGCATCCTTAACGAGCGTAACCAGCTTCTGAACAACCTAGACCGTGAGTACAGGAAAGAAAACTTTGATGCCTACCAAAAGTACTGGAACCAAATAGCAACTTTCAACTCACGCTACCCCACATACGCAATCACAGAGGACAACGTAGTTGACTCGTTAGAGTCCCGCGCAGAACAACGAGGCGCATCTTGGCGGGGGGTTGTGCCTACTGAGAAAAACGTAGGGTTGTTCTCTGAAGTAGTGCTGCCCTCTAGGCTAGCTGTTGAAAAGGCTGAAAAGAAGGCTAACTCCAAATAAAAAACCCCCGGTTTTTGGCCGGGGGTAAGGGAAGTACCACTTCCAAGGAGGAGCAAACGCTGCCAGTGTAGCTCAAGTCCTCCAGACCCGCAAGCCCTTCACTCCATCCATGATGACCACCTTGGTAACGGTGGTTATCTTCAGCCGTTTTGTAACTACAGCCAACGTAGCCCGCGCCGACTTGTGGTCGATGCAGGGGATGAAAAATGAATAGCCCTTGCGGAACTTGGACCAGTCAATCCTGTACGCTACTGTCTCGATTTTCATCTGTGCCCAGTATGGCTTCTACCCGTAGGGTCTCGTCGGCAGAAGTGTCGAACTTCAAGACGCGCACAGCAGGGGACACAATCTTCATGCCCTTGGACATGCGCTTGTTGGTGGCCTCTAGGAAAATCCCTAGGTCGGTCAGCTTCTTCAGCAGCTCCTTGTAGCCGGTCTGCTGCTTGACGCAGAAAACCTTGAACTGCTTGGCCGAGATGTAGAGGTGCTTGGTATCCGGCTCGTAGCGTATGAGCAACTCCCCTCGTGGCTCCAGCGTCGGCAGTGCCGACAGATTGCTGCGAGAATCGACCTCCCCGTTGACCACCAGCGTGTTGTAGATATGCGCATTGATGAACTCGCCCAGTGTGGAGATGGGGGACAAACTTGGGGGCTTCACATCGACGCGCATCTCACCCAGCATGCCTTTCAACCAAGCGTACACGTTGCCCATGTGGTAGTCGTGCAATCCAAGCTCCTTGGCAATCAAGCCACCGGCAATGTTGCATGCCGACTGCGCAGACCAAAAGCGTTCCCGTGAAGTGAACTGGACTTCCTTGTCGATGCGGGCCTGTACTTTACGCACAAGGTCTTGGCAGTACTCAAGGTTGTTGACCAAGAAGCTGATGTAGATTTCCCCAGCGTGGCCGTAGTTCTCGTTCAGTTGGTGGTCAAACATCTGCTTGCCGAGGGCCACGCCGATTACGTCATTCGGCTCAATCTTGTACTCCAGCAAACGCACCGACTCACCGTCCGGGGTGTTCTTCAACTCACCCAGCTTTTCGTAGAAGCTGCAATTAGCCGAGGCCAAGGTCATGTTCTTCCATGAGGTGTTGTTGATGCGCAATGCGTTGGTCTGAGACTTCGCGCGGTTCTTGCCCCGCCCGTGGCTGATGCCGTAAGACAAGTCAGAAAAGTCTGCGCTCGTCATATTGGTAATCTCGTCGCAGGTGAAGGGTAGGCTGTTCATGACCCCTAGCTGCATCATCTTGGCGTTGAGCGTGTCTTTCTCGATGGCCATCAGTTCCTTGGGCTGACCATACACGCTGTTGCACATACGCAAGATGGTGGACTTCCCCGACCCTGCCATCTCATAGATGACGTTGATGATTGCCCCATCCAAACCCGTGAACTTCATCAGCGGTGAACCGAAGGCAGTCAGGGCAGCAAACGCATGGGGCTCCATCCCCGGCAGGGCGTACAGGTTGAACACTTCCTTCCACTTCTCAATAGTGCCCTTGGGGTGAATCTTGTCGGCGAAGAACTCTGTCGCTGCTGATGGCGGGCTGTAGAACGTACCGTCCTTGGTAATCTCTTTGTCCCCCATGATGAACTTGCTGTCGTTGTCTACCCATCCAAATTGTGTTCTCATAATGTCTGCTTTCTTTGCGTATTGCATATTTTTAACGAACGTCACCACATAGACAGCTAGGTTCTCGTACTGCTTGTGGTGGGCCATGACTCCTTGCTGGGCCAATGCTTTGCGCAGTTCGTCCTTGGACGATATAGCTGCGGTGGATATGGAAAATTCTCTGATGCCATCGTGCGGCAAATGCAGCCTAAACAGTATGACTTCACCCGCTTCAGGGTCGCGCATACGTTTAACCACGTAGAAATCATGCTCATAGACCAGCGTAGGGTCTGCTTCCTCATCGTCGGCGCGTCGATAGACACCACCGTTTTTCCCACGGAAGAATGGGAACGGATACTCAGGTATGTTTACGGTTACCTGCTTACCCTCTTTAGCTTCAACAACCACTTCATTGTCTTCATCGTCGGCTTCCTCTATCTCTAGCCCCAGCACAATCGGGGATTTAATCTTGCCCTTGTGCACACAGCCATCGCACCCGCCGGGGTTTTGCTTCTCGAACGTCGTGCAGTGGTGTGGCCCGCCCTTGGTCAGCAAGTGATACACCTTAGCTTCAACCTCGCTAGGGTCGTAGTCAGGGTATTGGTCTGACATCTTCTTGGTCGCACTGTCTTTGTCTACGCAGAACGCAGCAATCGACAGGGCTGAGCGCCACAAAGGTTCCTCAAGGGTTGCTTGGTTCTCAAAACAATAAATCAGTTGGTTGCAGCCTTCGCCTTTGGCCGACTTCATCATGATGGTTTTGAACCGCTTGACCTTGTTTGCCATCAACGCTTCCATCATCGGGCTCATAGAGCTTGGGACGAAGGCAGGCTTCTCAGGCTTGGGGTCAGGTGCGCCCAGCAACTCTTTCATCTGCGCATACGGAATGCGCACGGTATCGGGGCTCAACACCTCTACAGGCATTGGCTCTTCGTTTTTGAAGTTGAATGTGCCGGGTATGCGTAGAACTCGTGATGCTTCAAACACCGACGAATCAACGATGAGACCCTGCTCTACACACAACTCCCGTAGCCGACCTGACAATGGTTCCCACTCTGCGCGGGACACCGTTTCTTCAAGCAGCCAGTAGGCATGAATCCCGTAACCGGAACTCACTAGGATTGGCCTTGGTAGGCCGACAGCCTTGCAGAACTTCTGAAACTCAACAAGCCCAGTTTGCTGGTCGATGTAACCCTTAACCTTGCCCCGCTCGTCGGGTGCAGCCTTCGTGGGGCCGCAGTCAATGTCCATCCACAGTGCGCGGAAATAGGTGGCGTTCTCGTGTGTGCGGTTGTTCAGGGGGCCGTACTTGGCGCACCCAAAATACACATCAGCGTTACGCGCTACAAACTCCGCAACTAGCTCATCAACCTCTTCTCGTGTATCCGCAAATTGCTGGTCAACGTACTTACCAATCCCCAACACGCAGTACCTTCCCCCTACGGGAAGAACCGCATCCAGCAAGTCAAAGTTGGACATGTTTTATTTGCGCTTCTTGAGGTACTCTATGTACTGAATCACACGGGGCTGTAGGTGAATGGTGGGGGTTCTTATCCCCCAAAACCAGTTGTAAATCGTCATCCGACTTACGCTTAGTTCTTTTGCCAATTCACTTACAGACACCTCGTGCTTGATACACAGGCGACCCAAGGCTACGCCCAAAGACTTGATGCTGGCCTTTTTATTGGCTTCCACCAAGCTCCGGCTGTAACCATAGCTCATGCTTACTCCTCGTCAGACCAAGCTGCAACCACCGAGTCCAAGTTTTTCTTGGCAGTGACAGCGGGCTCAGGTTGCTTCTTGGACTCGCGCTTCTTAGGCTCCTCAAAGGCGGGCTCATCCTCAGCCGCAGCTTTGGCTTTAGGGGGCTCGGCTACACGCACTGGCGCTTCCAGTTTGGGCGCACGGGCTGATGCGTCGGCTTGGTACGGGGTCATGGTGACCATCTTCTGCACCGCAGGGTCTGCTGCCACTTTACTCGTGACACCATGCTCATGCTTGTTGATGAACCGCACAGGAGTGAACAGCACCGACTGGTTGTCGTTGTCTTCGTTGAAGCTCATCTGAGTAACCACGTAGTCCAAGCTCTTGCCGTTGTTGGCGAGGTACTTGGTGTAGCTCTCAAAGGGGTGGGTGTTGTCGCCCACGCTATCACCGAACAGCGACTTGGAAGCCAAGTTCATCTGATAGACCTCACCCTCAAGCGAAGTACCAAAGTCCTCTTCCAGCGTCACAGCAATACGGCGCGAGTAACGGCATGCCTTGGAGTTGCCCATACCGGAGCCCTTGATGTTCTGCTGGCATCCATCGCAGCGGTCAGCTTGGGGGTTTGCCGAACCAGCATCGGGCGCAGTGCCATCGTTGGAGAAACAATCCGGCGCAGTCGGCTCGGCATCAGGACTCCATTGCTTGACGTAGAAGATACGCCCGACTTTGGGGGATGCGTTGACCACTATGACGTTAAGGTTGCCCTTAACCTTGCCCATCTCTTCACCGCCGACTACCTTGCGGAAGATGCCGTTCTTCGGCACGATGCGCTTAACGCCGGTACGACCAGCAAGTTGCTTTGTAAGCTCACTGACCCCAGCGGTTTGCAGGAAGTCGGGGAGGTCTTGGTTTAACAAGGCGAGATTACTCATTTCAATTTTCCTTTGAACGTCTAACTACCACGGTGTAAGAATTCTCCACGTTGAGACCAACGGGATACAAGTTGGGATTCTCTGCAAGAAAGTCCTTCATGTTTGTCTGATGAAGTCGTTTCTCCAGTAGGCCAAATGCACCCTGTTCTTCGATGAACGTGTACATAGAATCCCAATCGTTCGTCCAGTACCGTGACTTAACCGAGCGAATGATTGTGCCGTGTGGGGTTTTGATGCTGTCGGCCCCGATGCGCTTGCATGCTTCAAGCATTTCATCTGCGACTAGTTGCATCTGCTCTTCGAGACCCTTGTCTCTTTCCTCGAACTCTTTCTTAGCTACCGCCCGCTTGTCGCGTATCTTGATGTACACGGCGGCTAGCTTGTCCATATCAACAGAGGATGTTTCCTCTTGAACTGCTTCGTCCATTGTTTGCTCCTGTAGTTAGTAAGGTGTGGCGGTAATGGATTGCACCATCTTCAGAACTGTTCCTTGGGCCCCTTGAGGGGGTATTTACAGACTCACCACGAAAAGAACTATACCATAACTTTTGACATTGTCAACGTGTTTACGAAGAAATTTCTTGTCGGTATAAGTCTATGATTTTGCTGTGGTTTCGTATGTTGCCCTGCAACATAGAGTACATCTTCGCTTCAACCGGACTGCCCGTGATGTGCACGATGGTCATGTTGTTGACCTGACCGGGGCGGTCGATTCGTGCGTTAGCTTGGAGGTAGGTTTCCACGCTAGTACAAGGAGCGTACCAGATGATTGTGTTCGCCGCAGTCAGGGTTAACCCGTGTGATGCAGCTTGAGGTTGGATGAGCAGCACCTTGGTCGTGTCTTGCTCTTGGAACCGCTTAACGATGTCGGAGCGGTTGTTAACACTGACGCTTCCGTTGATGACTTCACACGTTATGCCGTTCTTGGTCAGGTGCTTCTCCAGCAGTTCTATGGTGTGCGTGAACGGGATAAACACCAGCACCTTGTGGCTCGACTCCTCAATTACTTCCTGTACCACGTTTAACCGATTGCTCACATCGAACTCGATGACTTCACCCTTGTCGGTGTACACCGCACCGCCCGCTATTTGCAGCAGCTTGTTAATTTGTACCGCAGCATTGACCGCGCTCACTTCTTCCCCGTCGGCTTCAATCAGCATCTGCTTGCGTAATACGTTGTAGTACTTGTTCTGCTGGGGGGACATGATGGCTTCACGTTCAACGAACGTCACCGGAGGTAGGTCAAGGCACTGCTTCTTCTCGAACCGGATAGCGGGCTGGAGGATGTTGGCTACAAGCTGGCTGGAGTTGGGCTTGGGAACCCAACGGTACATGCTCACCTTGGTCATCACCGTATCCTTGAACTGCCCGAAGAACGGCGACACAGCCTTGGGGTTGACTAGCTTAGCCAATCCGTAAGCATCCACAGGTGACTGCGCAGCGGGTGTGCCCGTCAGCATCCACAGGCCCTTGATGGACTTGTTCAGGTCACGCATAACCTTCCACCGAACTGTCTGCGCGTTCTTGTAGGCCGACGCCTCGTCCACCACAATCAAGTCGAACCCCCCGGCAAGGATTTCCTTCTTGACAATGCCGACCCCATCGAAGTTGATGATGACGAACTCGGCCATGCCGTTGATGATTTCCTTGCGCTTCTCTGCGCTGCCGTAGGCTATCGACACCGTGCGATGGAGAGCAAACTTGAATAGGTCACCCTGCCACGCCGACTTCATGATGGACAGGGGGCACACCACTAACACTCGTTTCACTAGACCAACCTGCATGAGGTAGTCCACGGCCCAAATCACTGATGCTGTCTTACCTGTACCCTGCTCGTTGAAGCAGAATGCTTTGGGGTTTGCTAATAGGAACTCTGCTGTTAACTTCTGATGCGCGAACGGGGTGAACCCGTGTGGACGGGGCCACTCATACTCTGATAGGTTCATTTTTTAGGTTTGTTGACTTTGACCGTGTGGTCTGAGTTGCGGGAGAAAGAACGGTTGGCACTTGGACTTTTCAGCTTCAGGTTACCCGCAGCGTTTGTGCCCCCTTTGGACAGGGGAATTGCATGGTCGATGTCCTTACCGGCTCGGTCAACCCCCTTCTTGTCCATCTCGGTGCGGGCACGTTGACGTTCAAGGCGGGGCTTCTCTTCGCCTCGGTCTAGCTGCTGCTGGTATTCCTTTTTGTAAGGTCTAGGCTTGTTTACGTATGGCATGGTTTTGGTCTTTCTTTAAGTGAGCAAATTCCTCGGGGGTTGATTCCCAAAGGGGCTTACGGCCCTCCTGTTCAATCACCTTAAACATCTTACCAACTGACAAGGCAATCTCCATCACCGTTTCATTTTTGTACTTGTTCAGTTCCTCGTGGATGATTTTGCCCACCATGTTTACTACTACCCGCTCGACTATTTCTTTCGTTCGGCGTTGCAGTTCGTTCTCAAGGATGAGGGCGGTATCGGTTTCTTGATTGGTCATTGCGTTCATGTTTAGCTCCTGTTGTACTCACATTGCTTCACCGCACAGAACTTGCACAGTGGGCCGCTTATGGGGTTCCACACCCCGTTCTTTACCGCTGCCTCGATACGGGCAACATCTTGTGATGGCTTCTCTAGGTACTTGACCATCATCTCCTTGTGGTGCTCAGCCCGCACGAACTCCTTGCTCACCACAAAGATAAGGCCGGACTTCACCCTCTGTATCTCCGGGAACTTGGCAAACAGGCCACAGGCGACGATGTCCAGTTGCTTCACATCCGCATATCTCGCACTCTTGCTTGTCTTGTAATCCACCGAGTGGGCTACCCCCGTCTTCCGATTGATGATGACCAAATCGGCTATCCCATGCCACCATACATTCGGCGCACTGAAATCGCATGCCTCTAGGTCTTTGGTCAACCCCAGCTTCACCTCGCATAGCTTTTCCCCTTCGATGTTCTTGAGCGCGTCCAGCGTGGGTTTCATGTAGTCAAACGCAGGGGGAACTGGCACATCATCGCGGATGTATTCCTCGGCCACCGTGTGGGCAGTCTTGCCATACAGCGTAGCTTGCGTGTCGGGCTCAACTACGTCCTTGGCTATCTTGGTGTGGTAGTACTTCTTCGGACATTGTTGGAACGTCTTTAAGCTGCTGAATGACCAGACTATGGGTTTCATTTTGCTCGTACTCGCTTTGTTTTGTCTTTCTTTAGTGGGGACGGGCAGTGGGGAGGGACATACGCTACACGCCACTTCGCAGTCACGTACCTACCCTCAGTCCAACCCGCAATGTATGCGTCAGGCATTTTGCTCAGCACTCTATAGATGTGACGCTCGTCCGTGTCCAGCCGAGTGCTTATGTCTTGTGCTGTCAAGCCCTCTATGCTTGCTCGTAGTAATTTGCGAACAAGCGGGGCTTTGTGTTCATACGGTTTTCTCATTCTGTTCCTTCATGTGGCGCAGTGCCCCGTGCATCAGCCGCACATTTACCAGCGCATCCATAGTCTTGGTCATGGCTAGTTCCATCTTGCCCTCAAGCACAGCGTTGTGTGCGTCCTTCAATGCTCGCTCTGCATCCATGCAGGGTTTCGCGTAGTCAATAATCTCAGCAATCTCCATAGCTTGTTCCATATCCAGCCTCACAGTTCAAAGGTAATTCAAGCGCCCACTGGGGACGTAGGCGCATACATAGTTCAACGTACTCTTTCGCAACTTCAGCCTCGGCTGCGGGCACGATGATGGCAATGGCGTCATGGACGGTCATCACCACACGGTACTTCTTGGCAATCATCAGCATCTGCTCTCCGATGATAATTCGGGCTAGAGCTTGGCACACGTTCTCAATGACCTTGCCGCCGTAGATTCGGTTGGGGATAGTGGCCTTACCCTTCTTGGTGTCGTAGACGATTTCGGCCTTGCCTTCCTCGTTCTCGTACAAGCGCAAGTTGGGGTACTTCAAGCGCAAGCCATTCGGCAGGATGATGCCATCCTCGCCCTGCACGGATAGAAGACCCCCGCGCCCAAGGGATGTCTGCTGCTTCTGTAGTATGGCCTTGAGTGCAGTCCCCGCGTGTTTCCATAGCTCCACAATTTGCGGGTATGTCAGGCGGTACGTGTCAATGATGCGTTTGGCTTCATCTAAGGAAATTTCAACGCCAAAATTCTTGAGTTGGGCTTGGAACTTAGCTGCGCCCATGCCGTACCCTGCACCAAGGATGGTCGTCTTACCTACGAACCGCTGGTCTTTGCTGATTTTGCTCTCAGGCTTTTCGTAGATAGCCGCTGCCATCATTTTGTACACATCGTCACCGTTCTCAAACGCGTGCACTAGGTCGTTCTGCCCAGCCAGCCATGCCAACGTCCGCGCCTCAATCTGTGAAGAGTCTGAGTCCAGTATCACGTAACCCGCAGGGGGGATGATGGCGTACTTCAGTGTTGAACTGCGCGGTAGGTTCTGTAGGTTCACCTTGTCATCGCCACCCCAACGCCCCGTGTGTGCTGCGTAGTAACGTAAGGGTACAGGCAATGTGCCCCGATTGGCAATCCCAATGAACCGCTCGGTGCGGGTCTCTTCGATGGTGGACTTTGTCCCTAGCCGCGCAGCTACAAGTGTTTGTACGTAGTTATTTGGGTGCTCAAGCAACGCCTTGAACTCCTCGTCGGTCTTTGAGAACGCGTAGGTCTGCTTGCCCGTGGTAGGGCTCTTCTTCATCGGTGGTACTACACCATACCCCCGCAACAACTCGGCAAACTTCGGGTTGCTCATTAGGTCGTCTTTGTTGTACGTGCCCAGCAGATGGGTTTTAGTGGCTTTAACCCTACCCAAGTGCTCTTCCAATATCACCGTATCCAACCGCAACACCGGCTCGGTGAACATCTTGATGGTCAGGTCAATGAGTCGCAACTCAGTCGGCGGGAACTCCTTGCTCATCGCATTGAACAACGCCCATGTCAGGGTCACATCGTTCTTGCAATATTCACCGTACCGTGCAAGCTGGTCGGCGGGGAACGCTTCACGGCGCAGCCCCAAGGCATTGACTACCTCCGTACCCTTAACGCCGAGGCCATAGTGGGCTGACAGCACAGCCAAGCTGCCGCCTACCTCCGTTCCATGCAACGCACGGCCCATGCTCAGCGTGTCCAGCCACCCCTTAGGCTTGATGCCGAACTGCTCGGACAAAATGAACCCATCGAACACAGCGTTATGAGCTAGTGCAAGGGAGTTCTCCCAATCGTAACCACGCAAAAACTCATGTGTATCCCGCATGCTTCCGGTGAACCACTCGGGCTCACCATCGTCTACCTGTACTGCAACACCGATAACCTCGAACTGCGTGCTGCGTATGTACTCCTCAGTGGTGTACTTCTTCAACCCATAGTCCGCAGAGTAGTAGGTCTCGAAGTCAATCGTGATGATGTTCATTTGAAGGAACCAAGCAAGCCTTGCCCAGCGGCATGGGATAAGGCGTTGTATGCTGTGTTGTTCTGCTGTTGCTGGCTATTCCCTAAGTACGCTTGACCAAACGCCTCGTTGAGGCTGTTGCCTATTGCCGTGGTCACCTGCCCCCTACTCATAATCCCGCTAGACCGTGCCTGTTTCACCGTCTCTTCTTCACTGTCCCGCAACATCCTGCGCATGACAAGCTCGTCAAACTCCTTACGCCGCACATCTTTCAATGCCTCGTGCAACGCGCCCTTCTCCGGCTCGGTCATTACATCGCGGAAGTTGGGTTCGAACATGAAAGACCATTTACTGGCGTTGCCGTAAAACTCTTCGGGGTTGGATTCCATACGGCCTAGTAGTGCGCGTACACCTGCTGATAGTTCGCTCATTTTTTCTCCTTCATAAGGTTAAGATAGCCCCCAAGGGCAGATACGTTGTCTTCGTTGAGGACGCAAGTTATGCCCCCAGCGTTTTCAATGTCGCGTAGATTTTTGTCTTGTAGTGCGGTGGTCTTGCCACCATTGGCCTTGGCTTCGATAGCTAAGAACCTGCCGTTGAAACAGCATAGGAAGTCAGGTACTCCTGCATTGCCGTACCCCGTGCCAATCGGCATCGCGTAGTAGACCCCATTCGCTTTGAGGATGGCCTTGATTTTGGCCTTGACCTTGGATTCAGGCGTTGATGCCATCTAACACTCCAGTAGTTTTCAGGCCCCCAATGTAGCACAGTATTGGACTTTGTCAACAGTAGACGCAAAAAAACCGCCCGAAGGCGGTTGGGGTTTTCCCTAACAATGTTAGGTCGTGTGGGTCTCCTGTAGCTTGTTGGCGTACCACACCAGCTTGCCAATGTCTTGCGTCACATCGTCCTTGTGACCCGCTCGGCTTGTGTACTTCAGCACGTTGCCCTTCAGATAGCCACGGAACTCCTCGGGCGTTAGCTTAGCCTTGATGAAGTCGATGACCTCGATACCGCCGACCTTGTAGTGCGGTGGGTGGTTGACCACATCTACCTTGGGTGCTTCTACTTCGGGCTCCTCCATCGTGATGGGCAGGGGGATAGAGGCTGAGTCAAACGGGGTGTTGCTTGAAACCACAGCTACCGTATCCCACTTCCACGTATCTCGTGTTTTGTACTTGCGCTTGGGCGCACCTAGTTTCTTGTCCCTCCACATCGTGCTGTGCACCACACTGGCGGGTATACCCAAGTCTTTAGCTACTGTTGCCGCTTTTGCTTTTGGGTGGGCTTTCAAAAAGGTGCGAACCTTGTGCGCCATGCTGTTCTTAAATATTGCCATTACTAGCTCCTTGTTGGTTGGTTACGTACTCGGTAAGAATTTCTCGGATTTTGGCTTGCTTTGTGTACGGGTGGTGTGTGCTGAAGTAATCCAACACGTACCTTGGTAAACGCAAGCTCGTAGCAAACAACGCAGGCTTCTTACTAGGGCCTCGTCCTTTGCGCTTTGGTATGGGTTTCAAGTTTTCAATTCCAGTAGTCATGTTCGTTCCTTAATCCTTTCAAATACTGCATCCAATGTGGGGTACACGGCAACCCAAGTGTCTCGATAGACATGCCACCATGCGCCCTCTGCTCCTTCAAATAGCCACCAACCCTCTGTGTACTTGGCGGGCTCAATCTTCCATGCCATCATGCCTCCTAATACGTGCTTGAGTTACGTGAACGCACGTAGCCGCTATGGGGGGTTGGTACGCTAGACCTTGGTTCGTCATAGAACTTTCGTGCCCCTATCGTGTCCGGCCTAACAAACTTCTCCGGTACTGTTTTACGGATAGCCTCAATGACTTCGTTCAGTTCCGTGTTGTCCACATTCATATCTTCTCGCTTGGGCCGTGCTGCCCACACTAGCATCTGCTGATGCTCAATACTTAACATGCTCACTCCTTCTTCAGGGACTTTATGTATACGGCAAAACTGTCCTGTGTTGCCTGCCCAAAACCCTTGATTTCACCAATGCGTGCAGCGGCTTCGTCCAGTGCATCGTTCCAACCCGCTTCGTAATGTTGCATTGCGGTTGTGTAGCTATGGGGAAAGGCATCACGGTACTTGATGCGCTCCTCGTTGTCTTCTTCAATCATGTGTTCTTGCTCCTTAACTTAGCTTCCACCTCAACCATCAGTTGATGCGCCTCGGGGTCAGCAAGACATTCACACGGGTCTGCCTGCACCAAGCAGTCATTGCGTTCCTGAACTGTCAGCCCTGCCCACGGCTTCTTGTAGTCCTGTATGTCATCGTCTTCGTCATCCATACTGTTTCTCCATTTCTCACAGTTGTTTACGCTTTTAAGCCCTAGTGCATTTGCCACGGCGCGGTCAAGTGCGGCTCCTGTTAGCTTGCTCATCCGTTCTGCTCCTTTGCGTCATCAATAAGTTGTTGCTTAACAAACTCCAAGCAGCCAATCACGGTTGCCATGTACAGGCTGTCATCGTATTTGTGAATTGTGTCGAGCAGGTCTTCTACTAGGCCTTCAACAAGCCCCCCTTGGTTTAGGTTCATCCGTTCTTCTCCTTGATGAGAGCCTGTAGTGCCCTGCCGAATTGCACCTGACCCCAAGGCATCGCCGCACCACGGTGTAGCTTTGCAACGTCATAGTAGACCTGCTCAATCTGCGAGTCGCTCAGGTCTACCCACTCGCGCTGTGGAACAAGGCGTACCAAGTTACCTGTATCTATGTGCCACTGAGGGGGGTTTGGATACGCTCCATAAGTTTTAGTATCCATCCACCATTCAATTCCGTCCTTAAACCTGTCCGTGGTCATCCGTTCTTCTCCTTCACCTTAGCTGTACCAAGTGCTAGGAACCAATCTTGGAACACATCAGCAGGGCGGCATCCTAGGTATATCCCTCTGCCATCACGCACTTTGGCTATCGCGGCAGCTACGTCTTTCCAATCGTCTTGGTTCATGCCGTAGAGTGCTTCCTGCTGCGCTGGCTGTGCCAAGGCTTCTTTGATGGCGGTAATAGCTTCGTCCGCTGCCCTTGTCTTTCCTTCGTGGTCTGCATACTCTTCCAGCGCCTCCAGCGCCAGCTTCAATGTTTCACGTTCCATTGTTCTTCTCCTTGAGTTTGGCTTGCGCCCATGCAACACCTTGGTAAAAGGTGTCGGGCATATTTTCAATTTTTTTCCAATCCTCATACGTCAGGTCTACCCATTCACGCTTTGGTGGGGCGGTGTAGAGTGGTTGTCCCGCAGACCCATCAGTGACTTCACGCCAAATACCATCTGTAAATTTGGCAAACCTACCCACAGGCTCCTGCGCTGGCTGTGCCAAGGCTTTTTCAATGGCGGTGATTGCTGGTGTTCTATAGGGTGATGCTGAAGACTTTGGGTACATCTGCTCCCATATTTTTAGCGCCTCCAGCGCCAGCTTTAATGCTTCATCTTTCATGTGTTCTCCTTAATGCCGTGGGCGGCTTCACCTAAACGCAAACCATGCAACCTTTCAGCCAACAATTCTTTTCGGTAACTCAATGGGTCGCGGGAAATCACCCCGTTTGGCGCGTGTACTGGGCCAATCCACAACAGTTTTTTCGCCTGCTCATCCGTCAGCGGCTTGCGCTGTGGTGGGGTGTGTTCAAGTGCCGCATCCCATGCTCTGTGGCATCCATCTTGAAAATCCTCATTTCCCCAAATTGCGTTTTCGTACCAATCAAGAAACGCCACAGGCTCCTGCGCTGGCTGTTCCTTGTACACGCTCATGGGGTCAATGCGCTTGCCATCTTGTGACCACGATGTGCCGTACTTGATGCGGTCTTCGTGCATCTTCTTGTACTCCTCATCAAAATCAGAATTGATTTTGTCCATAGCAGCTTGCCGCTTAGCTGGAAAACCACCGCCCCAATCACCCTGCTTCTTCGCAAGGTCATCAAACGCTTCGTCTTCTTCAGTTTTCATGCTTCTCTCCTTAGCTTGTCGTACAACGCCTGTATGTTTTGTTTCCACATAGGAACCACGTTAGTGTCATACGTCATGTACATGTCGTACATCTTTAGCAAGGTCTCGCGGTCAAGGTAGTTGTTGCGCGTACCAGTCAGTTCAAGAATGTCTTTTACAAATGCAGCCATTGCATCCTTGTGATGTTCGTCATCCTTGTCCCATTCTGACTTCGACTTATCCGCGCTCCATTTAAAGTCATTGCCTGTTCTGCGTAGTACTCTCATGCTACGAACCCCCATACAACTGCGCCAATGGTGATAACAAACAGCACCAAGAAAAATAGCGCAATGGCGGTCTTCAGGAAGTCAACAAAGAAGTCGCCGCCCGCATCGGTATCGTCGTCGTTCATATCCACCCCAACCCTTCAAGAGAGGCAAAGATTAAAAGAGTAACCCCAATGACATTGCCAACAATCGGATGAAAGTGAGGGGCCATATAAACCGTGCCGAGAATTGCTAAATATTGTGTGTCGGTCATTTTCCCTCCCTCGCTTTCAGCATTGCGTCTGCCATCATGTAGGATGTAACAGCAACTTCTTGTTTGACATCCTTTCCCAAATGGCAATACATGTCAATTAACTCTTTATCTGCCATGTAATTTTGCATTGCCAGCCCAGCGTAATGGTCACGCAAGGTCATGTCCTTGGCATAGCCGCCGTTCTTTACCAGCCATGTGTCGCGCATTTCCCGCGCTTCCATTAAAAGGTCGATGTGGTCTTTCATGCTTGCTCTCCTTGTAGTTCAGTTAGTCGGCGGGTCAGCCGTTTGATGCGGGCATCGTTGTAGTCCACCATGCTAAGGGCGTATTCCATTGCACTCTCAGCTTCCAGTTTTGCCCGCTGGGACTGCACCAGTTCTCGCGCAACCATCTCTAGCGGGGATGGTGTAGCCAGTAGGCGTTTCATCATTGCAATCATGCTTGTTCCCCCTCAAGTGGTACATCACGCCATTCACCGCTAGGGTCTCCGGCAATTGCTGCGGTGTATCGGCTTGCAATGTCTTTCTCCCACCACTGCTGGAGGATGCGGACTGTTTTATATGTCACAGCAAAATCGCCTTGAACCGGCACTTGTATTTCGCGCTCAACAAATCGCAGCTTGGATGTCGGGGTCATTTGCACTCCTTGGTGAACACCGACACGACTGTGCCGCACTTGGGTTGGTAAGTGGCGTAGCCCATGTAGAACCCCACTACGATGACTGTGCAGACCAAACCTAACAATGTTAGGAAGTCAATGACGTATTTCATACTTGCTCCTTCTTAGGTAGGATGTACTTGGCGTACCGCTTCTTTGTGCGTGTGTCTTTGTTCCACACATTAACGATGGGCCACCCTTCCTCCTTACGCAGTATGTGGATAACCGCAGCCAACCGGAAACAGCCACAGCCATGGAGCGCGTCCAACGGCGTTATCTCTTTGCCTTGCAGCAACTCACTCAATACCCAATTGATTTGCGAGGACTTTTCTGCTTTGAAGTCCTCATTGTTTAACGTGCTCATGCTTGCTCCTTCTCTTCATCTGCTGACACAACAAACACCTCGTCATTCACTCGGCAACCTACGCCGCTGAGGAAGAATCCAGCGTCCACTAACTTGAGCATTCCTAGATTTCTCTTCATGCTCTCAGGCAATGTATTGTCATCGTAAATTTGTACATTGTCATCTATTCTAACTAGGTACTTACCCGAATCTCGCACAACTAAGGCTGCGGTTTGATTCTCAAATTGGTGGCGAATAGTCTCGATGGACTTCACCTCCATGCGTAGTTCCTTCTCGCCTTCTATGTCGTTTAGTACCCTGTCTCTAACGCGCGGCTCCAACGTCTGCACATTGGCTAAGAACCCCTCATACCCCGCGCCTAGCACATAAGAAAGCATTGCCTCTCTGAGGTTGTACTTGTGTTTATCAAGGGCTCGGTCTTTGCCGTTCTCCTGTTGGTTTAGGAACCTACCGGCTTCGGTGTAAGCCTCGGCTAGACGCTCCTTCGGGTTGCGCGGGGAGAACATCTTCTTGACCTTGAGCACGGCCTTGTCCACATCCTTAGTCTTGTACTCACTACCCCGTACCCTGCCCCCGCTTATGCGGTGATTGCTAACTGCAATAACCCAGTCCCTCCCGTGGTACATGCGTTTTATAGTCCCAAGCTCTTCCCCATTCGCTACTACCTTGAACGTGCTCACCTCATCGTGCATGTACACAGATGGCACTACGAACTGCCACAGCGGATATAGCGGGGCCAGCTTCACAATCGTGCTGGCTAGCAGGTGATGGGCTTTCAGACTGCCCTTGGCATAGCCGCCCTTGACTACATCGGGGCTCAGCACCACGTTGTTGAATTCAAATATGTTCATGTCTACTCCTATGTTGATACTCTTAACTCTTACCACTCGAACTTCTTCAGGATGTCGTCCACCTTGGACTTCAACGCACTGCGCGAGTCGGCATCCTCTTTGATGCTCTCGATGTCCGCACCTAACATTGTTAGTTCTACCTGCCTACGTGCTTCCTCCAACGCAGGGTCGTTCGTCACGTTCAGCTTGGTCAGCAGGGCACACAACTCGATGGGGTTGGTAATCAGCGTGTCGTGATACCGCTTCTTCGCATCCTCACCCTCAAGGTCGGTCAGCTTCTCAGACATGCCGACAAGCATCTTGTGCAGTCTGTCCCACGGCTCACGCATCGCCTCGGCTAGCTTGTTCTGTTGCTGCGTGATGAACTCGGCCTTCATCTCCTCTAGGTCATACGCAGGTATGTCCAGTCGGAAGTCACCAGCCTCGGGCACAGGCTTGACTGTGCGCCGGAACCCGAACTTCAGCTTCACATCCTCAAGCTCAGGATAGTCCTCGGCCTTGTACAGCCCTTGCAACGCAGTCGGCGCTTCGGCAACCAACCTCGGGTACTCGACGTAGAAGTTGTTGCACATCATGTCGAACGTCTGCTCGAACCCATTCATGGTCTGCTTGTACTCCATGAACAACGCAGTCGGCAGCATGCGCTCGCCCTTGTCAGCCCACGGCAGTGTGTGCTTGTTGTGATACAGCCGAACCCGTGCAGCAAAGTCCGAGATGTCTTTGCGTAGGCTAGTACCTGCAAACAGATTCTTCTTCGTCTGTGACGCACCACGTACCGCCCCCGCATCGCTGTTCACCTTGTCGGTAATCTCGCGGTCAATCTTCGACGCAGGCCACACGCTGATGTTCAGCTCCACTAACAATGCGCTACTACTAATACTCATTTCATTCTCCTTGACTTTGGTTCACCTAATAACTTAAAAATTCCAACCACTCCATCTTTGGTTAGGTCAGATGCAATAAGGGTATACGTGTCTGTCCTACCCCACTCAATAGCTTGCACTTTGTACCTCCACGGTTTCGTCCACATTCGCCGTGGAATCAACCCCATGTACTCCCCTGCTAGTGGTAGCATGTAAACGCTACCCAGTTGAAGTTTCATTCATCATTCCTCCTTCGGGTTTAACTTCCACTACGTCTAACACATTGCTTTCACTGTCGGCGTTATGCAACTGGAAAGCATCGAACATCTTCACCTCTGCCTCGTCTTGTGTCTCGGCTTCAACTTCAACTTCTTGGTAGTAACTAAGTACCACCACTCCACTCCATAGTTTCATTTCAGTTCTCCTTCAAAAGTTTGATAAATCCAACTGCCGCATCGCGGCTATCTACTGTCGCTACTACCTCACACTCGTTCGTGTTCCACCACGGCACGCCGTACACCACCAGCCATTTAGAGCTAGAACCCCGCGTTACTACGCCGTAGTTCCGGGTGTACCCTTTGTGCGGGTCAATGACTTCGGCAAGCCACTCTATTTTTCCTATTTGAACCATCATTCCTCCTTCAAAAGTTTGATGTATCCCTCAGCCACTTCTCGCGTCAGGCCACTCGCTAACACCTCAACAACACCTTGGTGAACAACGCTTCGCTTCACCACCTGATGCCTATGGGGGCTAGCTGAATACCTAACCTCGTACCAATAGCCATCAAGCCTTGGCATCCTCATTAGCGTCTTCGGGTCAGTCCACCCAAACGTATAGCTAGCTTTGGGCTTCGACATGGACGGTCTTCCCGTTCGGTGCAACCTCATCGTTACCCCCAACGATGCACCACAGTACCTCGGATGTCCACTCGCTGCCCCAATCACCACCTACATACCCGTCGGTCAACACGATGGTGCACTCGGGCTTGATGGCCTTCTCTTTCAGGTACGCAGATACACAGCTTGGGCTCGTGCCGCCACCGCCTCGGGGCTTGGTAGCTAACAATGTTAGATACCTCGCTACCTTCGTACACCTCATGCCTAGCCACCTCGCAGTCCCAGTACAGCAAGTCCACCACCTCGGGGTTGACATCCTCGGCGATAGCTTTGACCTCGGATAAGAACTCGGCTTGCTCTTGCGCGCCAATCGAACCCGACATGTCAACACCTACTACAAGATGACCAACCTTCTCGCCGATCATGCTAGGCATGTACGTACCCGTGGACAGGAACCGACGATTGACTCTGCGCCAGCTACTTGCATCCTTGGCATTGCATGTGGCTTTCACAAACTCACGTAGCACCTCGCGCCAATCCACCTTGGGCTCCAACAACCCTTCGAGTTCGCGGTCGAGACC